TTTCAAATAGGCCGTGACATTGAGTCTATGGCCTCAGACCTGTCTCGTTGGATGGGTGCAATGTCCGACTTGGACATGCTTGAAAAAGAAGCCAAAAACCCACCCATATTTAAAAAACTGTTTGCAGGTAAGTCTGTAGAGCAAGAAGCCATAGAAACATTTGCCGCGAAGCAGAAGGCTCAACAACAAAGGTATGAGTTACAGCAGTGGATTGGCATGACTATGGGCAGGTCCAAGTGGGATGAACTCGTGCGTATGGAAGGCTCCATTCGTAAGCAACGCCAAGAGACATTGTACAAACAACGGCAACGTAGGCGTAAGTTTGTAGAGATTGTAGCATGGATAGTGATGCTAATACTTGGTGCAGGTTTGCTTGTAGGATTTGTGATGTTCCTAAAAAGCGCAGCAGCTAATGCTACTCCTGAATACGTAATATGTAGACTGCAGGGATGCCAGACTATAGACGGAGAAAGGTTGTGCATATATCATGGTGCTAACAATACAGTGGATAATGTTTGGCTAGATACTAGTGAATACTTTCCCAAAGAGATACAGTGCAAGTATGACCCTAAAAATGAGAAGCCACCTAGTTTACGTGAGACATTTAAAGCTATAGAGAAGTCGAGGAAGTAATGAAGAAGCCACAGCAGAGCCTAGCAAACTGGACTAAACAGGATTGGCGAACTAAAAGTGGCAAACCGTCTGCAAAGACAGGTGAGCGTTATTTACCAGCAAAAGCAATAAAGTCCTTGACAAGTGCAGAGTATGCTGCTACAACTAGGGCTAAGAGAAAAGGTAAAGCAGCAGGTAAACAATTTGTTAAACAGCCAAAAACTATTGCTAAGAAGACTGCACAGTTTCGGAGAGGCTAATGTTAAACTTACTCATAGGACCAATCTCTCAACTCGCGGGTACGTGGCTTGAAGGAAAGGTTGAAACTAAGAAAGCAGAGACTGCATCTAAAGTCGCAACGGCGAAAGCTGAAGCGGTTATTATGGAAAAAAAGGCGACCGGGGAAATAGACTGGGATTTGGAGATGGCTAAAGGTAGCCAGTCTTCATGGAAAGACGAATGGCTTACTATTTTGTTTTCAATCCCGCTTATCCTAGCCTTCATTCCCGGCATGGAAGAAGTAGTAGCAAATGGATTTGCACAACTCAATGCGATGCCTGAATGGTATCAATATAGCCTTGGTGTTATTGTTGCTGCCAGCTTTGGTGTACGCAGTGCTACAAAATTCTTTGGTAAAAGGTAGTCCTAGTGGCGAAGTGGAGTTTGCACGAGAGAACTACAGAAGAGCAAGCGAGGATAAATCGTGGCAGAAGTAACAATGGAAAGATTTCTACGGTGGAAGATACTTCCCCGTCTGATGATGATTGGGATGTCGCTATCGGCTTGGCGGGTAGTGGAGTGGTTTATGTCACTACCGGAACCAACAAGTCAACAAGCAGCACTAGTAAGTGTAGTCACGGGGGCCATGACAGGTGCATTTGCGGTTTGGATGGGGCATGAAAAATGAAATATCGTAGAGAAGACTTTATTGAAAAATTAATTAAACACGAAGGTCTACGCCTTGAAGTTTACAAAGATTCACTAGGAATTGATACCATTGGTATTGGACGTAACCTAGAAGACCGTGGCATTACGCCAGCAGAACTGGAGTGGATGGATATCCCTAATATGGCAGTTGTTCATACTATGGGTATCACCGAAGCTGATGCCATGTATCTAGCAGGGAATGACGTGCAGATAGTCGAAGAGGAACTTGTGAGAGCGCACCCTTGCGTTGACAAGCTAGACGCTGTACGTCAACTTGTAGTCATGGACATGGCATTTAATATGGGTGTACCACGACTTTGTAAGTTTAAAAAAATGTGGGCGGCTATCCACGAAGAAAATTATCCTACTGCAGCAAAAGAAATGCTTGACAGCAGGTGGGCAGTTCAGGTAAAATCGCGTAGTACAAAGTTAGCCCATGCTATGCATCATGGAGAGTTTAGTGGCTAGACAGCTAACAGCAAAACAACAAGTATTTTTGAATGCGCTTTTCGATGAAGCAGGGGGTAGTGTAATCTTAGCTAAAAAGATTGCAGGTTATTCTGACACAAGTTCTACATCTGAAATTGTTAAAGGCTTAAAAGAAGAAATACTAGAAGCTACACAGCTATACATGGCACGTAATGCACCACAGGCTGCAGTTGCTATGGCGGGTGCTTTGATGGACCCGACTGAACTTGGCATTCGTGATAAAATGGTTGCCGCAAAAGAACTGCTTGACCGCACAGGTCTAGTAAAGACAGAGAAGATGCAGGTAGAGGCAAGCGGCGGTGTTATGCTAATGCCACCCAAGGCTGTTGTGGAAGACGATGAGTAGAAGTATAGGTAAGTGGAAGCTACCACAACCAACCGATATTAAAGAAGAAAACGAATGGGTGCAAATACCTCGCATTGCTAGGACTGTACCTTTCGGTTATAAAAGAAATGATGAAGACCCCGACATTCTTGACCCAATACCAACAGAACTTGACCTGCTAGAAAAAGCTAGGTCGCACGTAAATCAGTATAGTTATCGTGAAGTAGCCAACTGGCTTAGTACACAGACAGGGCGATATATATCTCACGTAGGTCTAAGGAAACGGCTAAGTAATGAGCGGAAACGTAAGAACCAAGCTGCAAGCCTCCGCAAGTGGGCAGAATATGCGGAAACGGCAATCGCCAAAGCGAAAGCCATCCAAGAAGAAAGAACAGGCGCAAAAGCCAACAGTTGAAATAAAGTCTGTAGAGTACGAAACACAGGCAATTGAAGAGACAGCTAACGTACTGTTCAAGCCTAATCCTGGGCCACAGACAAATTTCTTGGCCGCATCTGAACGTGAAGTTCTATACGGCGGCAGTGCAGGGGGCGGTAAGTCATACGCTATGCTTGCTGACCCACTGCGTTACATGGGGCATCCGCAGTTTAGCGGATTGCTGCTCCGACACACAACAGAAGAACTGCGAGAACTGATATTCAAGTCGCAGGAGTTGTACCCAAAAATCTGGCCGGGTATCAAGTGGTCAGAAAGAAAAATGCAGTGGGTCGCACCATCTGGCGCAAGGTTGTGGATGTCATACCTCGACAGAGATGATGATGTCTTGCGTTATCAGGGTCTAGCATTTAGCTGGATAGGGTTTGACGAATTGACCCAGTGGGCCACACCATATGCATGGAATTACATGCGGTCACGTCTACGGTCCACTGCACCAGACTTGCCTATCTTTATGCGGGCTACGACCAACCCTGGCGGTAGAGGTCATCACTGGGTTAAGAAGATGTTTATTGACCCAGCTGCTTACAATAGAGCATTCGATGCAACAGACAGTGAAACCGGAGAAGTACTACGATACCCAGCAGGACATGCAAAGGCTGGAAGGTCACTATTTAAAAGGCGGTTTATCCCAGCAAGACTATCAGACAATCCTTATCTGGCAGAGTCGGGTGACTATGAAGCAATGCTACTCTCCATGCCAGAGCAGCAAAGACGACAGCTTCTTGAAGGCGATTGGGATATCAAAGAAGGCGCGGCCTTTACTGAGTTTGACCGCAACATTCATGTTGTTGAGCCTTTCGATGTACCTCATAATTGGGTTAAGTTTAGGGCTTGCGATTATGGTTACGGCAGTAAGTCTGGCGTTGTTTGGTTTGCTGTCGCACCTAATGAGCAGCTTGTGGTATATAGAGAACTATACGTCTCTAAAGTCCTTGCCGCAGATTTGGCAGATATGATACTTGAATTAGAGGCGGGTGATGGAACTATTAAATATGGTGTGCTGGATAGCAGTCTTTGGCATAAGCGTGGGGATACTGGACCGTCTCTTGCGGAAACTATGATAGCACGAGGATGCCGTTGGCGTCCATCAGATAGAAGCCGTGGCAGTCGTGTGGCAGGTAAGAACGAAATACACAGACGCTTACAGGTAGATGAGTTTACAGAGGAGCCTAGACTTGTATTCTTTAATAGCTGCACAAATGTCATATCACAGTTACCAGCCATCCCGCTTGATAAAAAGAATCCAGAAGACATTGATACAAATAGTGAAGACCACTTGTATGATGCGTTAAGGTATGGTATAATGTCCAGACCAAGGTTTAGTATATTTGACTATGACCCAATGGGAAGACCTAGCACTGGTATGCGTGTAGCAGACAGCACATTCGGATATTAAGGAAAACATCATGGATGAAGATGATATTATGATTGAAGACGATGCAATTGCATTGGAAGACACAGATGACTCTGTTGTTGAGGATGCAGAAATTGCTTCAATTATTCCATTTATTAACGAGAAGTATCAGCGTTCAGAAGACTACCGCGAACAAGACGAAGACCGTTGGCTACGTGCTTATCGTAACTACCGTGGCTTGTATGGTCCAGACGTGCAGTTTACTGAGGCAGAGAAGTCTCGTGTATTTATCAAGGTAACAAAGACAAAGACGCTGGCAGCTTACGGACAGATTGTAGATGTACTGTTTGCAAATCAGCGTTTTCCTTTATCTGTAGACCCAACTGAACTGCCAGAAGGTGTAGTTGAGGATGTTAGCTTTGACCCCCAAGAGCCAGAGCAACTGCGTGGAGAAACTGCGTTGTCTACTAGCCCATATGGTTTTGCTGGTGATGGCAATGATTTGGCACCCGGCGCAACAGCACAGTCTCTGCAAGAGAAGCTAGGTGTAGTTCAAAATAAACTGGAGCCTGTACAGGAAAAACTTAAAGAAGGTCCGGGTAAGACACCTACAGCAATTACATTTAGTCCTGCACAGATTGCTGCAAAGAAAATGCAGAAGAAAATCCACGATCAACTGGAGGAGTCGGGTGCCAGTAAGCACATGCGTAACTCTGCATTTGAGATGGCGTTGTTTGGCACAGGCGTTATGAAGGGTCCATTTGCTGTAGACAAAGAGTATCCTAATTGGAATGATGATGGTGAGTATGATCCTAGATTCAAAACCGTTCCGCAAGTACAGCATGTATCTGTTTGGAACTTTTATCCTGACCCTGATGCGAATAGCATGGATGAAGCGCAGTACGTAATTGAAAGGCATAAAATGTCACGCACACAACTGCGTGGTTTGAAAAAGCGTCCATACTTTCGTGGACAAGTTATTGATGAGGTAATTCAAATTGGTGAAAACTATACTAAAAAATATTGGGAAGATGATTTATCCGATTATGCTCCTGAGTCCTCTATTGACCGTTTTGAGGTACTTGAATACTGGGGTACCGTTGATATTGACATGCTTGAAGAGCAAGATATCGAAATACCGGAAGAACTAAAAGACTTTGATGAACTACAAGCAAACGTATGGATTTGTAATGATAAACTTATCCGTATGGTTCTGAACCCATTTAAGCCTAGTAAAATTCCATACCATGCTGCGCCATACGAACTAAACCCATACTCTTTCTTTGGGGTGGGTATTGCAGAAAACATGGATGACACTCAAACATTGATGAACGGTTTTATGCGTATGGCTGTGGACAATGCCGTACTGTCAGGCAATTTGATTATGGAACTAGATGAAACTAATCTGGTTCCGGGTCAAGACCTGTCACTATATCCGGGTAAGGTATTCCGTAGGCAGGGCGGCGCACCGGGTCAAGCTATCTTTGGCACAAAGTTTCCTAACGTGTCTAGTGAGAACATGATGCTGTTTGACAAGGCACGTCAGCTATCAGATGAAAGTACAGGCTTGCCTAGTTTTGCTCATGGGCAGACAGGTGTTACAGGTGTAGGGCGTACTGCGTCAGGCATCTCTATGCTTATGGGTGCTGCCAGTGGTAGCATTAAGACTGTCGTTAAGAACGTAGACGATTATTTGCTGCGTCCTTTGGGTGAAGGCTTCTTCCGTTTTAATATGCAGTTTGACTTTGACCCAGAAATCAAGGGTGACTTAGAAGTTAAGGCACGTGGAACAGAAAGCCTGATGGCTAATGAAGTACGTAGCCAACGCCTGATGCAGTTCCTGCAGGTGGCAAGCAGCCCAGCACTTGCACCTTTTGCTAAGTTCCAGTATGTAATCCGTGAGATTGCATCGTCATTGGACTTGGACCCCGACAAAGTAACCAACAATATGGATGAAGCTGCTCTGCAAGCAGAGATTATGAAAGGCTTCCAAGCCCCTGCACAGCCAGTAGGACCAGAAGGTGCAGCACCAGCGGGTGCAAACCCAATGGACCCAACAGGAGCAGGTGGTGGTAATATAGGTACAGGACAAGTTCCTATGCCGGGTGAACAAGGATTTAGTGCAAATGGACAGACAGCAGATACTCAGCCGCCTCAAGCCGCTGGTGGGCAACAACCGCCAATGGGAGGCGTTCAATAGTTACTTAGATGATGCAATTATGCAACACCATAAAGTGATGGAACAATCAACAGACACTGTTATGTTACACAGGCAACAAGGTGCCATAGCAGTTTTACGTAAACTAAAACAACTTAGGGATGAAGTAGTTGGCAGCGACTGAAGCACAAATGCAAGCGATGCAAGAAGCGCAGGATATTGACACTGATGTTGATACCCGCACAAAAGAAGAAATGGTCGCAGAACAGATGGCGGGTTTAGGTAGCGCAGGTAAAACAGCGGTAGAAAGTGTTCCCGGCGTAGGCGAGGCAATGCTTGCTAAAGAAGTGGCAGATTATATTGGAGAAGGTTCTTATGGCAGTGCAGCTATAGGAACTGCTGCTTTGGGTGTAGGTATGATACCCGGCGCAGGTGATGTTTTAGCAAAACCTATTCGTGTCTTTGCTAAAAAATTTCGTAAGGCTGACGAGCAAGACGCTAAAAAGTTTTTGGATGACCCAGACACATTACAAGCATGGCGTGATGACCCAAGCAACCAAGTAGGTAAGGCAGAGAAAAAACGGCGTGAAACTAGAAAATATCCCGAACAAGCACAGGCATTAGAATCTGGTCTAATGTCAGGGCCAGAGTATCGTAGATACATACGTGAAAATCAACCTGCTACTAAATTTACTTTAGATGATTTGCAAACTATGGTTCCTACATTTAAAGATACTGTTGGAGCATTAGGTAAAAGCAAAGCATCAAAAGGTATTGTTGGTCTTAATAAGAAGATTGAAAAAGGAACCATAGTAGATAGTCGTCTAGACATTCCTGCCTACAACAAGTACAATACTTGGGTAGCAAGTATGACTCTTCCTAACAAGGCAGGTAATGTGTATGGGCGTACTGCCGTTCTAAAAGATGTAGATTTTTCTATAAGCACATCAACAGAAAAAGTTCGTAAAATTGCAAAGGATGAAACTAGTAAATTTCCTATGGCTACTATGAAGGGTGAATGGCAAGACCTTTCAGATGAAGATGCGTTTCAGTTAGCACAGAAGTATTTGGCCGATCCTAAAAGCGGATACGTTCAAGTAGGATTTAACCCTGAACGGCACAGTTTCTTTTATGATAAAGATACTATGATGCCAATTTTTGAGGCAGAAGAAGTTGTTCAGATTGGGGCATTAGTTTTGGCTAAACCAAAGCTACCTAAGACTGCGGCAGAACGTGCGGCACGTATAGGCAAACTTAGAGAATTAAAAATTGAAAATACAGATAGGGTCGGCAGACCAGCAACTTTTAACGAAGGTGGAGCAGTTATGCAAAAACAAATGGAAATGTTTGATGACGGTGGTCTTATGGACGAAGGCGGCACAGTAGACCCTGTATCTGGTAATGACGTGCCACCCGGCTCTACTCAAGAAGAAGTACGAGATGACATTCCCGCACAGCTTAGTGAAGGTGAATTTGTATTCCCTGCTGATGTTGTACGTTACATTGGTCTAGGCAACTTGATGCGTATGCGTCAGGAAGCTAAGATGGGCCTAAAGTTGATGGATCAAATGGGCCAGATGGGCAATAGCGAAGAAGCTACTATGCCAGATGATTTGCCATTTGACATTAACGACCTTGACATGGAAGACGAAATAGACGATAATAACGAATTAGAAATGCAAGTAGGTGGTTTTGTACAGCCTACACAACAACAACAACAGATGGGTATCAGTGGATATCAGCAAGCTGCAGCACCAACAACAGGCGTAGCAGCAGTGCCACAGCAAGCTGCATCACAGCAATACGTACAACCTGTACAGCCTGTGCAAGCAGCAGTGCCAACAATGCAAGCGTATAAACCAGAGGAAGTACCTACATTCCAGCAGACCATCGGTGACGATGCATTTGGAACTTATGATGAATTGCGTCAATATCGCAATGAAGCAGGTAACATTATTAATGTACCATTCCGTAATGGTCAGCCTATTAGCCCAATTCCAGAAGGATATACATTTGTAGACCCAGAAGAGACTGCCACAGAAGAGGTAACAACTACACCTGTAACAACAGAAACTACGCAGGTTCGTGAGCCAGAAAGCAATAAGGATGATAGGCCAGAGCCACGTGGTGCAGTGTTTGCGCTAGGCACCTTTTCTGAAAATGGTCGTATGGGCGGTAAAGAAGGAGAAGATTACTTTAACTTTAATGTTTCTTTTGATACGCGCAAAGAAGGGTCTATTCCCGGTACAATGGGCGTGTTGGGGTTAGCTGCAGGATTGGCTACAGGAAAAGGTTTACCAGAAGGCACTATTGCTACATTAGAATATGATGGCACTGAAATGAAGGTAGGTGCTAAAGAATACAACGCCGCAAGAGAGGATCGTTATGGAGACAAAGCACAAGAATTAATTCAGAGATTTAAAGAAAAAAGAGATAATGAAATTAAAGCAGCTAAAGCATTAGCAGAAGAGTATGGACTAAAATACACAGGCCAAACTTTAGCGGAGATGGCTAAAGCAACTAATGCAATAGACGCAGAAAATAAGAGAAAAGAAGCACAGGAACGTGCAGATGTTTTAGCTGCACAAAAACTTAAAGACGAAAAGGCTAAACAAGCTGAACTAGATAGGGTTGCTCGTGAAAGAGAGCAAAGGGCTATATATGGAGGCGGCGATGGTGGAGGTGGAACTTCTGGAAGAGGATATTCTGTAGGCAGACAAACGGGTTTGGGAGAAGGAGCGACTCCCGGTGGTTACGGAGGAACAGGTAGAGGACGCTCTGATGCTCCCGGAAATTCCGCATCTTCTAATAGGTCTTCTCGTGGATCAGGTGGTTCTTTTGATTCAAGAGGTGGCAGAGGAAGATTTGGTGGTAATGAAGGTGGTCTAGCATCTAAACCTAAACCCAAAACTAAAAAGATGAAGAAGGGTGGACTAGCTTCTAAAAAATAATCCACAATATGTTGGCTACTCATCCCCCATCCCCGACAGGTTGGCTACGGTGGCCCCAACAAGGAGAATGACATGAACGATACAATCATGGCAGAAGAAATGAAAACTACGCCGAAAGCGGCATTTGTTAATAAACCTTACACGCAAGAAGAACGAGTTAAGCGCGATGAGGAAGAACTAGAACAGCTAATGAAAGAACGTGATGGTGAAGAAGAATCACCAGAGCAAGAAGCTGAACCTACTAGCGCAGAAGAGAAAACATTTAAAAAGCGTTACTCTGACCTACGCCGACATCAACAGAAACAAGCAGAAGAGTTTAAGTCTGAACTTGCAGAACTAAAGCGTCAGCTTTCGGATGCTACAAAGAAAGAAATGAAACTGCCCAAGTCTGATGAGGACATTGAAGAGTGGGCAAAAGAATACCCAGACGTAGCAGCTATCGTTGAAACAATTGCAATGAAGAAAGCTAGTGAACAAGCAACTGCACTAGAAGAACGAATCAAAGCAATTGATGAGATGCAGAATACTGCAACTAAAGAAAAAGCAGAAGCATCTCTGATGCAGATGCATCCAGATTTCGGCGAGATTCGTGACAGCGATGACTTCCACGAGTGGGCCGAAGAACAACCTAAGTGGGTACAGGACGCACTGTACGAGAATGATAATGACGCACGGTCAGCAGCACGAGCAATTGACCTCTACAAAGCAGATAGAGGCATTGGCAAAAAGTCTAAGAGCAAGAATGATAAGGGTGCAGCAGAGGCAGTTGCGCCGAAAGATAAAAGAAGTAAGCCACAAACTGATGAGGCTTCCACGTATCTGAAAGAGTCAGATGTAGAAAAAATGTCAGCACATGAATACGAGAAACATGCTGATGAAATTATGGATGCAATCCGTAGTGGTAAGTTTATCTACGATTTATCTGGTTCTGCACGATAAAAAAGAGTTGACAAGTAGTTATTAATAAGTATAACTATAGTCAAGTGTAGTGTAAGCAGGGTCGCTCCTTGCTTACCTAACAATCCGCAAACGACAAAAATCTTCAAGATTACCTGAATAACATGGCCTACTAAGTATGTCGGCGGCCACTGACTTACAAGGTACACCCTACGTTATACAGCCTCTGCAAAGAATTGTACTGTTTGCATCTGTGAAAAATCCAAAACAATAGGAGATGGATTATGGCTTTCCCAAGAGCGCCGGGTTATAACAACTTGCCGAATGGCAATTTTAGCCCAGTAATTTACTCCAAACAGGTGCAGCTTGCATTCCGCAAGGCCGCTGTTTGTGACGCGATTACGAATAACGACTACTTTGGTGAAATCGCAAACTTTGGTGATTCAGTTAAAATCATCAAGGAACCCGAAATCACTGTTAAGGCTTACGAGCGTGGTACTACCATTACTCCACAAGACCTTGACGATGAAGACTTCACACTGACCGTTGACAAAGCAAACTACTTTGCGTTTAAAGTTGACGACATTGAAGAAGCACATTCGCACGTGAACTTTGAGTCTCTCTCAAGCAACCGTGCTGCATACCGTCTTGCTGACCAGTTTGACCAAGATGTTCTTGGCTACCTGTCAGGTTTCAAGCAGTCTGCAATCAGTGGCACACCGGACACTGTTAACACTACTGTTAACGGTACGAAGGCTGTTTCAACTGCTGGTTCTGACGAACTGCTGTCAAGCATGAAGCTGAATGCATCCGACTTTAATGCAGGTAATGCTGCTAACTGTGTCGGTCTGAAGCCTCGCGCATCAGAAGCTGTTCCAACTGCTGCTGGTACTACTAACCCACTGACTGTGATTGCACGTATGGGTCGTCAACTCGACCTGCAAAACGTGGACTCTCAGGGCCGTTGGTTGGTCATTGACCCAGTGTTCGTTGAACTTCTGAAAGACGAAGACTCACGTCTGTTTGATTCAGACTTTGGTGGTTCTGGTCTGCAGAATGGTTTGATTCTGAATAACCTGCATGGCTTTAAAGTCCATGTTTCTAACAACCTGCCTAAAGTTGGTACAGGTCCATCTACTACAGGTGGAACCAATGCCAATAACTTTGGTGTGATTGTTGCTGGTCATTCATCAGCCGTTGCTACTGCTGACCAAATCAACAAGACTGAAACCTACCGCGACCCGGACAGCTTTGCAGATATCGTCCGTGGTATGCATCTGTATGGCCGCAAGATTCTCCGTCCAGAGGCTCTTGTCAACGCCAAGT